TTCTTGATGCGATTGAAATAATCCCTTGCACTGACATGGCAATATCAAGAATCGAGGGCGTGAAAGAATGGAAGATATAAAAGTGTGGATTTCTAATGACGATAGCTATAGCTCTGGCTCTGGCTATGAAGATGGCAATGGCTCTGGCGATGGCGATGGCGATGGCGATGGCTATGGCTATGGCGATGGCAATGGCTCTGGCTATGGCTCTGGCTATGGCAATGGCGATGGCTCTGGCAATGACTATGGCGATGGCTATGGCATAAAAAGCTTCAACGGGAAAGAAGTATATCGAATAGACGAAATTCCAACAATTGTGACAAGGATTAAGGGAAATTTAGCAAAAGGCTTTATTTTGAATGGCGATTTATCTCTTGACCCGTGCTACATCGTCAAAGGCAACGGATTCTTCGCACACGGAAAGACGTTAGAAGAAGCGAGAACCTCCCTACAAGATAAGATTTTTTCAAACATGGACACAGAAGAAGCAATAGATATGTTTCTTAACACGTTTGAAAAAGGCAAGGCTTACAAAGGTACACAGTTTTTTGAGTGGCATCATTATTTGACAGGATCGTGTTTGATGGGACGTAAATCTTTTGTGAAAAACAAAAATCTTGATTTGAACGAGCTTTACACGGTTGAAGATTTTATAGAAATTTGTGAAAACGCATACGGTGGCGAAATTATTAAAGAATTAAAGGAGAGGTGGAAAGATGAAAGCAAAATTAATGATTGACGGAAAAGAGTTTGAGGTTGAAATGGATGACAATGAAGCAAAGGCTATGTTGTCTTTGAAAACGTTGTGTGAGAAGAAAAAAACAGGATATGAGAGAGTAGAAAAAGGTGAAATTTACTATATAGAAGGAGATAATGGTGCAATCTATTGTCGTGAAGGACGTTATGCCGACAAGCACTATGAAGATGCGAACTACTATTCAGATAGAACTGTTGCCGGAAACAACGCAAGGGCTGACAAGCTGTACAAACAGTTGAGACGGTTTGCGGTGGAGCATAGGAAGAAAGAAATTGATTGGGACAATGAAAATATGTATAAGTTCTTTTTTTACTACATCCACAAAGAAGATAAATTTGAAGTCTTAACGTCATATTTATGTCAAGATTACGGAAATATATATTTTGACACAGAAGAAACCGCCCAGCTTGCCATTGACACGTTCAAAGATGAATTAATCTGGTATTTCACCGAGTACAAGGACAGTCTGTGAGGTGCGAATTATGTTTGGTGATAAATTAAATAATAAGTTATTAGAGTTAATGTTAGAAATAGACAGGCAATTGAATATTTTTAATCATAACTATGAGAAAAAAGAGAATTTTTATACACAAGTTGAAATTCTTACTCATTATTTATTAAAGGCTCTATCCGAGGTTAGAGCGCAGGTGTCCATACCTATGGAGCTCGTAAAGATTAGAGATGAAGATACGATAGATAATTTTAAAAAGATGGCGGCTCAAAGTATAGGCTTAGAATTACTGAAAAATGGTTCAATAGAATTTAACTGTGAAATAAATGGAGATATGATAACTATCAAAGGTAAAACATACACATTATAAGGAGGCACAGTATGAGGGAAATACTTTTTAGAGGAAAGAGAGTAGACAACGACGAGTGGGTTGAGGGTATGCCCTGTTCTGATTTAAAGGATGGTGTGGATGCGATTCAAGCTAATTTCAGCGGTTATATCTTTGATATTATTCCCGAAACACTCGGGCAGTACACAGGCTTGAAAGACAAGAACGGCACGAAGATTTTTGAGGGGGATATTGTTGCAGGAGCGGTTTATTGGTTAGAGAAACAGAAAAATGGAATTGTTGCTTTTCGAGATGGTTCTTTTGGCTTGATTTGGCATCGTGGAGATGTTGAACAATTTAATCCTTTTACGAGCATGTGCAACATTGAATATGAGGTTATCGGCAACATTCACGACAATGAGGAACTTTTGAAAGGCGGTGAATCAGATGCGTGAGAGATTGATTGAGTTGATACAAAAATCTGTAAATGGATGTGCGAGAAACTGGGCTGAAACGATAGCTGACTACCTTCTTGAAAATGGCGTGATTGTTACTCCCTGTGTTGCTATGGTTGAACAATTCATAAAAGATGGCAAATTTGATGAAAAGCTTACTGCACACAATGGAAGATACGCTGTTGTCTACATTGACAAATCAAAGTGGAATTGTCCGTTGATAGACATTACAGAACAAAGATACAAAGCAGAGAAAGCAGAAGAAAGAATACAAGCTTTGAAAACAAGCGTTGAAAGGCGGTGTACAGGAATGAAATTTACAGAATTAAAAGAATGCCCTTTTTGCGGAAATGATGAATTTTACACAACCGCATATGTTTACGGTTCGATTGTGTGTGCGGAAAGATTTGACGGAAAAGAAACAGACAACGCAGAACTATATGATGGCTTAAACACTAAAAATTATAACGGTAGGGCATATTGTAGAATGTGCAACAAGTATTTGGGTAACAAAGAAACGGGATCGGTATCTAAACAGGTGGAGCAAGCGTTGAAAGGCGGTGCGAGAGAATGAAGGCTTGGTTAGTCTGTGAAAGAGACGAGTTTGGAGCAGCGGTTGTTTTTGCAGAGACAAGAGGAAAAGCAAAAGTGCTGGCGAGAAGTACAGGAGCATGTGAGGATGCAAGTTTTTTAGACATTGAAGCACACAGGATTCCACACATGGATAAATACTATACTGAAGGAAAAAAAGAAATGGATTGGTTTACGCTTAAAGATAGGATAGCGCTTATAACCGAGTGCGGATTTTATTGTGAAGATGCAACAAAGGAAAAATGCGAAGATTGCCTTGCAAAAGATTATTGTGATTACTACAAAGAATACATTGAGGAAGAAGGTGCGAGTGATGGCGAGATATATTGATGCGGATGCAGCAATTGAATATTTGGAAATACACAAAGAATTATGTAAAAAAAATCATTCTATTCTTTGTGCTGACCAAGACTCAATTATTAAGTTTTTGCAAGAAAAATGTCCGACAGCCGATGTTGTGGAAGCAAGAGCAATTGAGCAAATCAAGTGGGAGCGTGATATGGCGATTAAACAGCTTGAATCTTACGGCGTTGGATTTTTGGAAGAAGCTGATGTGGTAAAAATCGTTAGATGTAAGGACTGCAAGTATTGGGTGTCTCCGATGAAAGACGATGCACACTATTGCAACAAAAAATCTGGTTTAGTTGGCATTGTTGCAGAAGAAGACTTTTGCAGTTACGGAGAAAGAAGGTATGAGAGATGATTGAATACTTGAATCGTGAAACTGTAATGAAAGAATTAGACAGAAACAGTATCACAAAGAAAATAACATTCTCGGACGGCGTAAGCATATATGACTCCATACAGAAACTACCGGCGGCGGATGTTGTGGAGGTCAAGCACGGACACTGGGAACTTAGACCAAGTGGGCATTATTCCCACGTTGGAAGTTTTTGCTCGGTTTGTGGGAAGAAAAGCGGAATTGGTGGAATACGAGAAAATCAGTTAAAACCATATTGCCCTAACTGTGGAGCAAAGATGGACGGAGAAAGGAGCAGTAATGAGTGAAGATATAATAACGGACGGACTCAAACACGATGGCGGCAAGCCAAGACTTGACCTTGTACCGCCTGAGATTATAGAAGCCGTTGGAGCTGTAATGACTCACGGCGTTGAAAAATACGGAGAAGGTTCTTATAGAAACGTAGAGCCGAAAAGATACAGAGCGGCATTAATGAGACATATCTGCAAATGGTTAAAAAATCCATACGGGATAGACTCAGACAGTGGATTTCCGCATCTATGGCATATAGCGTGCAATGTTGCGTTTCTGTTGGAGCTAGACGCAGAAGAAAGGAGCGATGAAACATGAGCTGTCGCGGTTGCTAAAAAAACGCGAGAGCGGTATAATAAAAAAAAGGAGAGTGAAAAAATGCACGATTTACAACTAAAGATTGAATACTTACCGGCAACAAAACTTAAGCCTTACGAAAAAAAACACGCGCAGACATGAGAAAATTGATGTCGACAACATCGCAAAGTCGATTAAAAAGTATGGCATGAATGACCCGATTGGAATTTGGGGCGAGGATAATCTGATAGTCGAAGGACACGGAAGGTTGCTTGCGTGCAGACAATTAGGCATAGAGCAGGTTCCGGTTGTAAGGCTTGACCATATGAGCGAGAAAGAAAGAAGAGAATATGCGATTGCACATAACGCGACGGCGGAGTTGTCACAATGGGATTTGGAGATTATGCCTGATGAATTATCTCAACTGGATTTAAGTGATTTCGATTTCGACCTGTTGCCAGAGGAAAAAGAAGACATAAATATAGACGAGTTCTTCGAAAGCGCACCGAGAACAGAGGCGAAAAAAGAAGAACCAGAGAGAATACAATGCCCGCATTGCGGAGAGTGGTTCGAAAAATGAAGGTGTTTCTCGCCGCGACAAGCGACAAAAGGTTTATCCCTAACATAGAAGAAAGCAGATATATTTTAGAGAGTTTCTACTATTTCCAAGACTGGCAAATTCCGCTTATAAAAAAAAGCAAGATGTTTCTGCTTGATTCAGGAGCATTCACCTTTATGCAAGGAAGAAAGAGTCTGGATTTCGACGGATATCTGGAGAGGTATATCGACTTTATAAACAAATACGACGTAGATAATTTTTTTGAGCTAGATATCGACAGCGTCGTCGGATACAAAAAGGTCAAGGAACTAAGAAGAAGATTGGAGAAAGAGACAGGGAAAAAGAGTATTCCTGTATGGCATTTTGAGAGAGGAAAAGACGAATATATCGAGATGTGCAGAGAGTATAGATATGTAGCAATCGGAGGCCTTGTAGGAGGAAATGCAGAGTACTCCTCGAGATACTGGAAGTATTTTCCGTGGTTCATCGAGGCAGCGCATCGCAACGGAGCCAAGATACATGCTCTCGGATTTACGTCTCTGAAAGGAATGCACGAATACAGGTTCGACAGCGTGGACAGTACTACCTGGAAGAGCGGAGGAAGATTCGGACAATTGCACCTTTTTAAAGAAGGAACGATAAAGACGGTATTACAGAAGGACAAAAGGGCAATCTATAAAAAAATAGACGAGCACAATTTCAACGAATGGCTCAAATTTCAAAAATACGCAGATAAAAACTTATGAGAGAGGATGTTATTATGAAGGAGACCAAAATAAGTAGATTACAGTGCATTCTTGCCGTGTTGTTTGTGACAGCACATATAATCAGCAATATAACGACCGTGAAACAGGTCTCGTTGCCTTTCGGCTTCACGACGACCTGTGGAGTGTTTGTCTTTCCAATAACTTACATCTTGTCGGACGTATTCAGCGAAGTATATGGATATAAATTCAGTAGATTCACCTGCTATATATCATTTGCCATGAATATATTGGCCACAGGAATATTCTTCCTTGCTATCATCTCTCCGCATCCGGTATGGTGGGAAGACCAAGAAGCTTTTGCGACGGTGTTAGGAAACACGCCGCGAATTTTGATTGCATCACTTTCCGCCTTTGTGTTAGGGGACTTTGTCAACGATAAAGTTTTCGAAAGACTAAGACAAAAGGGAGAAAAGACCTTCGCGCTTAGGGCCATTCTCTCGAGTTTTTGTGGGCAGATTGTCGACAGCCTAATTTTTATTCCGATTGCTTTTGTAGGCATCATGCCTATAAGAGATATGCTTCTTATGATGGGTCTCGAAATAACAGTAAAGACAATATATGAGACTGCGGTTGTTCCACTGACGGCGATTATTGCAAAAAAGACAAAAAAATATGAACAAAGGAGTCTTGCCGATGGCAAATGAACAAAACTTAAATCCGTTCGGAACATTAACAGAGAGTAAACAGAGAGAGATAGCATCTATGGGCGGAAAGGCAAGCGGAGAGGCAAGAAGGCAAAAAAAACTTCTGCGCCAATGCCTTGAGTTGCTTCTAGAGAAGGAAATAACCGACAAGGCCGGAAACACAGTATTAGGGGCTGAAGCGATGGCGGCAAAGGCTTTTCAACAAGCGCTCAAAGGGGATTGGAAAGCATGGGAACTGGTAAGAGATACCGCAGGACAGAAGCCAATTGAAAGAGTGGTTCACGCTGAAGTTGAACCGAGCGTGATTGAAGAAGTAGAAGAAATGGTAAGAAAAGCAGAAGAAGATGACAAGGCAGGAAGCGATTAATTTTTTAATAAAAAAGCCGTATATGTTCGGGCATTTGTTAGGATTTACAAAGCTTACGAAGATTCATAACAAGTGGATTCAAGATATGATTCTGGGAAAGAAAGACAAGACGCTACAGGCGCATAGAGAATCATATAAGACCACTTGTGTTTCTTTGTCTTTGGCAATTATAATAATCGTATTTCCGAACCATAGAACCATGTTCATGAGAAAGACGGACACGGATATCAAAGAAGTTATTCGACAAGTAAAGAAAATCCTAGAGTCACCAAAAACTCAATATTTTGTGTCTGCAATATACGGAGTAGATTTAAAGTTCGTTCTTTCTTCGGCGTCAGAAATAAGCACCAATCTGACAACCGATACAAGAGGAACTCCACAGCTTGTAGGAGTTGGAACTGGCTCTTCCTTAACCGGTAAACACTTTGACAGGATTTTTACAGACGACATTATCAACATATTAGACCGCCAGAGCAAGGCGGAACGCGATAGAATCAAATTAATATATCAAGAATTGCAGAACATTGTGTCGAAAGACGGAGGGCGCATCTTTAACACCGGAACGCCTTGGCACGCAGACGACGCCTTTTCCCTAATGCCGGAGCCGGAAAAATGGGATTGTTACAGCACGGGCCTTATGTCAGAAGAGCAGATAAGGCAGAAGAAAGAAAGCATGACCGCTTCTTTGTTTGCGGCGAACTACGAAATGAGACATATTGCCTCAGAGAATGTAATTTTCCAGAACGCAAAGACGGGCGCAGACCCGCAGAAGGTAGAGCAGGGCGAATGCCATATTGACGCCTCTTATGGCGGAGAAGACGGGACTGCATTCACTATTATCACAAAAAAAAGAGAAGAAACAGGTAAAGACGAAAACGGACAGCCGGTATATGAAAGTTTCTACTATGTTTTTGGCAAATTATGGCATAAGCACGTTGACGAGTGTCTTTCGGAAGTGGCGCGATATATAAAGGAGTTCAATGCGGGCCGTGTATGGTGCGAGGATAACGGAGACAAAGGATATCTTGCTAAGGAACTAAAGAGGCAAGGACAGCGGGCTGTCCCGTACCATGAAAACCAGAACAAGTTCATTAAAATTACAAGCTATCTAAAATCAGAATGGAACAGGGTTGTCTTTGTTGCCGGGACAGATAAAGAATATATCCAACAGATTGAGGAATACAACGAAAATGCAGAGCACGACGATGCTCCGGATAGCCTTGCTTCTATAGTCAGACAGCTATGGGCGAAGAAGGAATCGGCAAGCACATACCGGTCACCGCTGGGCTGATTGCGTTTTATTTTTTTGTATTGTATAATAAAAACAATCAAAAAAGGGGGTTAAAGGCGTGATTTCTTTTCAAGATTATATAGAATTAAGACAGGCGGGCGAAAGTGAAGCGATAGAAAAAGTTATAAGCGACTGGCAGACGCAGACAATCTATTCCAGAGCGATTATTGCGGATGAATACGACAGACAAGAAAATACTACTATCAAGAACTTTATTCAGCAGATATACAGCCTGAACGGCAAGAAGATAGAGAACTATACGGCGAGCAACAAAAAAATCGCAAGTAACTTCTTTGCAAGACTTAACATACAAAGAAACACTTATTCGCTCGGAAATGGTGTTACCTTTTCGCGAGATGGGGTAAAAGAAAAGTTTGGAAAAAAGCTAGACACAAACCTATTCGATATTGGATATTATTCGATAATTCACGGCCTTGCATTTGCCTTCTGGTCCGAGGGCCTGCAATTGTTAAAGGTGACGGAATTTGCGCCTTTGTGGGACGAGGATACCGGCGCGCTAAAAGCGGGAATCAGATTCTGGAAAGTAGATGAGAACAAGCCTCTCAATATCGTCGTGTATGAGGAAGACGGTCTGACTCGTTGGCAAAAGAAGGACGGAACCTATAGCCTGAAACAAGAAAAACGCGGTTATATCGAAAAAAGAGAATATACACAAGCTGAAGGTGAAAATCTTATAGGTTACGAAAACTATAGTGCTCTTCCGATTTTTCCTCTGTGGGGAAGCAGAAAAAAACAGAGTACTCTGGTCGGAATGAGGTCACAGATTGACGCATATGACCTGATCAAGAGCGGATTTGCCAACGATTTAACGGAATGTGCACAGATTTATTGGCTAGTGGAAAACTATGGCGGAATGACGGAGGATGATCTCGCGAAGTTTAGGGACAGAATCTTATTTAATCATATTGCAGAGGTCGATTCCTCGCAAGGAGGAAAAGTCACGCCATATACACAAGAAGTTCCGTCTCAAGCACGAGAGACCTTTCTTTCGGGAATTAGAAAAGATATATATGAATCTTACGGCGGGCTTGATGTGCATGCAGTCTCTGCGAATAGCACGAACGACCATCTTGACGCCGCGTATCAGCCATTAGATGAGAACGCGGACGACTTCGAAATGCAAGTGATTGAATTCATTCAAAGAGTAGGCGCGATGTTGGGGCTCACAGAAGAAGAGGCAACGCCAATCTTTAAGAGAAACAGAATCGTAAATCAGCGCGAAATAACAGACATGGTAATGCTCTGTGCTTCTTATCTTGATGAAGACACAATATTGAAAAAGTTGCCGTTCTTAACCGTAGACGAAATTGAAGAAATCAAAAAAAACAAGGCAGAAGAAGACCTGGACAAATTCAAAGAAATAGAAGAAGAAAGCGAGGACGAATTAAATGAAGAAGAAGGTCAAAGGATTAATTGAGTACGCATTGGCGCAGGTCGGCAGACCGTATTGGTACGGCACATGCGGACAGATTGCGACTGCAGAGCTGTATCAAAAAAAGAAAAGGCAATATCCGGCATATTATACGGCGGACGATTATGAACAGCAATTCGGACAAAAAGTTCATGATTGCGGAGGTTTAGCCGAGGGCTATTTGATGGGAGAGACACCTGACTCGGATATAGAGTACAACAAAAAATACGACTACTCTGCGAACGGACTCTATGCCGCGTGCAAAGAAAAAGGAGATATCAGAACAATGCCCGACATTGCAGGCCTGTGCGTGTTCTACAGCGGGCACATGGGAATATATGTAGGAGACGGGAAAGTTATAGAAGCGCGAGGCCATAGGTATGGAGTTGTTGTTACTAAACTCGACAGCAGACCATGGAAATACTGGGGAAAGCACCCGGATATAGATTACACGCCGGAATATGAAGAATATACAGAAGTAAAACTTCCAGTTCTAAAAAAAGGGACCAAAACCGCGGATGTGGGAATCATGCAGACACTTCTCTTGTATCAAGGATACAGCGTTGGAAATTCGGGAGTGGATTGCTCTTTCGGTGGGGCAACTCAAAAAGCAATCAAGGCCCTTCAAGTAGACCAGAACTTACCGATAACCGGAATCTGTGGGCAGAAAGAATGGCAGTGTCTTTTAAAAGGTGAACTATGAAAAAAGATAGTGCAAGAATACAGACTGACAAAAAGTTGAATATCTTAGAACGTAAAATCGCGGTGACCTATCGTAAGGCTTACCGCGAAATTGGCATTTCATGGAAAAAATACATGGAAGAAACAGAACGCGAAATTGCAGAATTAACAAAAAAGTATGAAGAGGCTAAGAAGAGCGGAGAGGAGAAACAAATAAAGTCTGTGGAAAGAGAGCTTCAGCGTGCAAAAAAAAGAAAAACATTATTAGATGTAAAATACAAAGCGAAGACTGAAGCGTTGGCAACAGAAATATACAATGTGAACAAGACCGTGAACGCCTATATAAATAATCAGCTTCCAGAAGTGTATACATTGAATTATAACGAACTGGCGAACACGACAAAGCAGATAAAGGGTTATTCGTTCAATCTCACGAATCCGACTACAGTGAAAAACCTACTGACGGAAGACAAGAGTCTTTTACCGTTGAGAAAATTAGAAAAAGCAAAAGATATTCGCTGGAATGTCAGGTTGATTAACAATCAGGTCTTGCAAGGCATACTTCAGGGAGAATCGATGCAAAAAATTGCAAAAAGATTGACAAAAGTCAAAGAAATGAATATGCATTCCGCAATAACGGCAGCGCGAACAATGGTCACCAGCGCTGAAAATAAAGGACGCCTTGATAGCTATAAGAAGGCAGAAAGCGACGGAATAAGGCTAAAAAAAAGATGGGTATCATCCAATCAAGTAGGAAGGACGCGACATGCGCACATGCCTCATTCGTTCAATTCGCTTGAGGTAGATATAGACGAACCTTTCATAAACACGCTGGGAAAGATAATGTATCCAGGCGACCCGAATGCAGAGTCTTCCGCGAATGTGTATAATTGCCGGTGCACAATGACGGCCAGAGTAATTGGATTTGAGAGGAAAAAGAAATGACAGGCGTAACAATTCGAGAGAAAGACAACACACAAGAATTTGAGAACGAGTGGGAAGAGGCTATACACCAGGCCTTGACCGGAATTGGAATAGAGGCCGAAAGATTCGCCAAAGAAGACCCGACAATGCCGGTAGACACCGGACGTGCAAGAAACAGTATTACCTATGCTTTGTCGGGTGAAGAGACGCACGTCAAGAGATATACCGGGGACAAAGGCGAAGAGGGAGGCGAATACAACGGAGTCGCAGAAGGCCAAAAAAATGAGGCTGTCTATATAGGGAGCAACGTGGAATATTTTCCGTTCATAGAAGAAGGTTCACAGCACATACAAGCGAGACACGTTCTGAGAAGGTCGGCGACCGAACACAAGAAGCACTATCAAGATATAATGGAAGCGGCGCTCAAAGGGGAGAATGTGCCGTCTTAATGCGTTGTGTTGACGTAAAAAAATTTATGCTATATAATAAAGAACATACAAAGACAGAGGCATTTGTCCCGAAGTAAAGGAGTATAAAAAAATGAATTTAAGTCGTAAATTTCTTAAAGCACTTGGAATTGAAGATGAAAAAATTGACAACATTATTGAAGCGCACATGGAGACCGTGAACGCATTGAAAGAAGAGCGAGACGGATACCAGACTAAGGCGAAACAGCTTGATGACGTTCAAAAGCAATTGGATGATTTGAAAGCAAAGGGCGACGACGGATACAAGGCAAAGTACGAAGATGAAAAAAAAGCGCACGATGCATTGAAGGACGAAGTTGCAAAAAAGAGAAACGACAGAAGAACGAAACCGAGTTCAGAAAAATACTGTCCGAGGCCGGAATTAGAGATAAGTATATCGACACAATTCTCAAGGCAGAGCAACACGAAATTGAACAATTGAAGGTTGAAGAAGGAGCAGTCGCGAACCGGAAAGAATTGCTCGAGTCGTTAAAAACAAAGTGGTCTGATTTTGTGGTGACGACATCAACAAAACCCGAAAAATTAGACACACCACCGGGACAAACCGGAACGATTAAGACTACGGCCGAAATTATGAAGATAAAAGACAAGGCTCAACGTCTTAAAGAATTTGAAAAACAAATCATGGCAGAGAAAGGAATTGAGTAATTATGGCAGCAGGAGTAACAACTACAGCAGATGTCCAGCTTGAAGCAAGAAAGAGAGACTTTGTAAGTTCATTCGCGTCTAATTGGAATGCACTTCTTGAAGTTCTCGGAATAACAAGACCAATAAAGAAAACACCAGGAACAACTCTTACCTCATACCGCGCAAGCGTTGAGTTAGAGAGCGGAGACGTTGATGAGGGAGACCCTATCCCTCTTAGTAAGGCTAACATCACAGAGGTTGCACACAAACCTTTGAAGATTAAAAAGCACGGCAAGGCTGTGTCTATTGAGTTAGTAGACAAGTATGGCGCAGACCTCGCAATCGAAATGACAGATGAAGAGTTCAAAAATGAGATTCAGGGAGTTATCCTTGAAGATTTCTACACAGAACTCCAGAAGGGCGAGCTGACAGCTACCGCAGAGTCCTTCCAGCTGGGAATGGCTATTGCCTTAGGAAAAGTTAAAGACAAGTTCAAGAAAATGCGCAAAGATTCTTCTAGGGTTGTTGTATGGGTAAACACTATGGACGCATATCAATACCTTGGTGTATCAAATATTTCTGTTCAGACTCTGAACGGCCTTGAGTACATCAAGAACTTTATGGGAGCAGAAACTTTGATTTTATCTAGCGACATTCCCGAAGGAAAGATAATCGCATGTCCTACAAACAACATGGTAAACTACTATCTAGACCCGAGCGACCCAGCCTACCAGAAGATGGGCCTGAATTATTATGTTGACGGCGAGACCAATTTTGTTGGCTTTGCAATTGAAGGAAACTATTCCAACGCAACAGGCACAACTTGGGCATTATACGGAAACGTGCTCTGGCCTGAGTATGTTGATGCTATCGCAGTTGTAACAGTCGGCGAAAATGGTGCAGGTGGCGGAAATGGCACAGGCGGCGGAAACGACGAAGGCGGAGAAGATGCAGGCGGAGAAGATGCAGGCGGAGAAGATGCAGGCGGAGAAGATGCAGGCGGAGAAGAATGACGCATAGGAGGGCGGAGTAATGCTGGAAAAGATCTTTTCTGAAATAAGAAATTATTTCGACCGCGAAAGATGGAGCGGAACATTTAAGATTGAATCGGGCGTGCTTTCGCCCTCTGACTTTATTAAAGAAAATCAGTATTTTCGAATTGTCGGCTCGTCAATGAATGATGGAGTTTATCAAAACGCTGAAACAATAGAAAGCAAGATTGCCAAGGAGAAAGTAGACGAAGAATTCAACGGCGAAATCTGGATCCTTAGCCCGCCGGCTGAAATTATAGAGTTGGCGGATAAAATAAAAGATTACGAGGAAAAGAATGGAGATTCTGCGTATGTATCTGAAAGCTTTGGCGGGTATAGCTACACCAAGGCGACAGATTCAAATGGAGTTGCCGTAACATGGCAAGACGTGTTCGGAAAAAAGCTTAACAAGTGGAGGAAAATATGAGCCTTTTGAAAGATGCAATGACAACATGCAGATTTTTAGACGAAAAGACCGTTCCGGACGGATTGGGGAGTTATACTTCCGTGTGGTCTGATGGAGCGGAGTTTCAAGCGGCTTTTTCTTTCGATGACAGCTTAACGGCCAGGGTTGCAGAAAAACAAGGAGTGACAGGTCTATGGACGGTGACGGTCGATAAAAAGATAAGAATCGATTATCACAAAGCGTTCAAGAGATTATCCGACGGAAAAATCTTTAGAAATGTATCCAAAGATGATTTAGAGACTCCTAACTCTGCATCTTTCTCTGTAAGAGTCTTCAGGGCCGAGGAATGGGAGTTGCCGATATGAATAAAGCAAGAGCGCTAAACATGTTTTGGTCACAATTCGAGTTGGATGCTTTCGAAGAAAACAGCCTTCCGACAGAAGCGAGCAAAAGGCCGAACTTTCCGTATATTACTTATTTTGTCGCGACGGATAGTTTTGGGAATGAAATCTCGTTAAGTGGGAGTCTGTGGTATCGCGAGCGCTCATGGCTCAATTGTGAAGAAAAAACGCAGGAAATCGCCGATAAAATTGGCAGAGGCGGTCTTTTCATATCTCTTGAAAACAACGAGAAGGTGTGGATCAAGAAAGGAACTCCGTTTGCGCAATCTATGGGCGACGATTCCGATGAGTTGATAAAGAGAAAATTAATAAACATAACTGCGGAATTTTTTACCGCGGATTGAAAGGAGAAATAAAAAATGGGAAATTTTACTAAGATTTCATCCAAAGCATTCAGCGAACTTCAGACCGACGCCGGAATCTTATTAAAGACGTTCGATGTGGAGACGCCCGAGATTGATGATGATGATATTATATGTGCAACTACCGGCGGTATAAATCCGACCTGTGTTCCGTCATACACGGATTGGGGTAGCGATATCGATAACTGCCCGAATAATACCAAAGAATTAATGAGAATAGAGGGTTGGGATTGTGCTATCGCATTTACTGCGCTCGGAGTATCGGCAGAAGTTATCCGCCTTGCTCTCGGTGCGGCGGATTTGGACGCTTCTAGTTCAAAAATCACACCAAGAACAGAACTCAAAGACACAGATTTTTCGGATGTGTGGTGGGTCGGCGACCGCTCTGATGGTGGTTTTGTAGCAATCAGATTAATCAATGCTTTATCATCAAGCGGATTTTCTTTGCAGACCACAAAGAACGGAAAAGGCCAGATTTCTGTAACACTGACAGGCCATGTGTCAATACAGGATACAGAAACTGTTCCGATGGAATTCTATAGCACAGAAGGAACAACAGAAGGAGAGTAATAAATGAAAACACTTGCGAATTGTAAGCCAAGCGAATTTTTAGCGCAGACGCTAAAAATAAAAAGACATGTCGCGTCATGGTTAGAGTTGACAAAGATTCTCGAAATAAGAAAGAATCCGCCTAAACTTGAAGAAGGCATGACCAAAGAAGAACAGCAGGAGGCTATAAAAAGACAGGCAAAAGCAAATCTTAATGATATGCTTGAGGCCGTGCTAGAAAAGTATCCAGAGGAGACTATTAAGATTCTTGCATGCGTCTGCTTTGTAGACCCAGATAAGGCGGATGAACAGCCGATGTCTTTCTATCTTGGGGCTATTTCTGAAATTCTGAACGATGAAAATGTGATAAGTTTTTTTATCTCATTGGTACAATTGGCGCAGACGAATATTTCTCCTGTTGCGAAAGCATAAGGCTTGATTTATTAGATTTACTCGGGAGCGGATACGTGATTGAACATTGCGTGTCCGCTTTTTGCGATAAACAGAGGCGCGATTTGTACCAGAACTACATTTCTGATATAATACAGAACATAGGAGCGAACATTGCGAAATCGGTGCAAGGAGAATATTATCCGCACAGGTTTTCTGAACTGATACAAAAGAAAAAAGAGCCGGAAGAGACGCCGGAAGAAATAAAGAACAGAATCAAAGACAAAGTAAACAAAGGGGGTTAATGCGATTTGAATTTATTTGAATTATTCATAAAAATCGGGTTAGACGACGGGGCAAGCAAACCCGTGAACAATTTAGCTTCCAACTTGAAAGGGAATCTTGTAAATGCGGCAAGACTAGGCACTTCAGCGGTCACAGGAACGGCAAAGGCTATCGGAAACGGTCTAATGACAGCGGCCAAGGTAGGCGTTGCGGCGCTAGGCCTTGCCTCTACTGCGTTGGTGGCGCTCGGTAAGGTCGGCTTTGAATATAATCAACAAATGGAGACATATACCACCAACTTTGAGGTAATGTTGGGCGATGCGGAAAAAGCGGCGCGACAAGTCGAACAATTGAAAGATTTAGCAGCGGCCACTCCGTTTGAAATGACCGATTTGGCGTCGGCGACACAGACGCTTCTCGCTTTTAACGTGAACGCGAGAGATACCACCGATGTTTTGAGAAGACTGGGCGATATATCTTTGGGCGATTCTCAAAAGTTAGCATCTCTGACAAGAGCATTCGGAAAGATGAACGCATCGCAAAAAGTCACGCTCGAAGACATCAACATAATGATTGATGCGGGCTTCAACCCGCTTCTTGAAGTAGCTGACGAAATGGGCGTATCCATGGAGGAAGTGTACGACAAGATTTCAAAGGGTGAGATTGCTTTCGAACAAATAACAAACGCTATAGACAAGGCGACGTCTTCTGGCGGACAGTTCTACAAAGGCATGGAGAAGGCATCGAAGACAACAAAAGGATTAATTTCTACCTTGGCAGACAATGCAAAGGCCCTGGTCGGCGAGGTATTTGCGCCTGTATCCGAAGGCTTAGAAAATACCGTATTACCTGCGGCAATTGAGGCGATTGCAGGCCTTGCCTCTGCGTTTGAAAGTGAAGGCGTCGACGGGCTGATAGAGAAGTTCGGCCAGTTGTTAGGCGGTCTATTAAAAAAAGGAGTCGAATTTCTCCCAAAGATTGCCGAGTTTGGAAAAAAACTCTTTTCGTCAATGTTACAGGGTTTTTCCGAAAACAAAGAGGGATTTGCCTTCGCAATATTATCGCTGATAGAGTCTTTTGCCGACTTTGTCTCAGAATTTGTGCCAGAATTAATT